ATCTCTTTGAGGTGGATCGTAATTTCTAAAATCAAATTCCAATTCTCCACCACTATATTCTGATCCATCGGTTAACTGACAGGTCATAGATAGTTTTCTAATCTTTCCATGAGAGGGTGTGTTGGGTCGATCATAAGTTTTTTCCCAACTATCACAATGCCAATCATAGTATTGATTGAGTTTATATTTTGTAAATTGACAGGATTCCGAAAAATCCCAATCAAAATTCCAACCTGCTGATTTATTAGCTTGATGAACAAAGGGGTGTATTTCTTTATAAATCCAAGTGTCATTCAACCAGACGAGATCCGAATCTCTTTTATATTTTAAATTTCTGACTTCATCTTGGGTTAAGGGTTTATTTTTATCTCTACCATAACCACCCGTAATACCCATTGTATCTTTTTGAGATAAAGCATATTTAATCACTTCATCGCAGAATCGTGGTGTGAGTGCAGATTCAAAATACCAATAATAATTATATAAATTCATTAGCAATAGTTAAAATAAAGTTAAGAGAATCTTTTTGATTGTTTGTTATGTAATACATTTGTGTAGAGGGGAACATAATAAATTGATTATTTTTTAAAGGCATGTCCCAACTTCTTCCTGCTCTTCTATTATCATCATAGTGAATTCGAACACTACAATCTTTAACATTCACACCATATAATAATGTGTAATCAGGAGAATTTCTTAAATCAACAGGATCTATATTGAGTAAAGGAATAGAAATTTCTTTGGGTTTATAAACATTTCCCCACGTTTCTTTATTAACTAATTGAAAACCATATTCCACATTAATATGTTCTCTTAAATAGGTATTAAGTTTATCCCATTCTATTGAGTGGGGAAATTTTTTATTATTGATTTGTGATTTTAAAATGTCTGATTGAAGTTTGTCTCGGTCTATCTCAAAACCTTTTGGCATTATAATATCGCTGTAATATAATCCTATTTCAGATAAGACTTTCTTTTGCATCCCTATTGCTATAAGTAATATTATTTAATTAAGCTGTCAATAAAATTATGCTGCTATATCGGAGTAGTTACTAAATCCCAAGATTGACCATCTTCGTTCCAATCGTAGCTATATTTATTCTCAGTATCTGCTTCTTGTTCAGCAGTTAATGCTGGAGCATCACCAATTGGTGAATGCCAACTAGCCGTTGTCGTATTTAACACCCACGATGTATAAGGTTTTTTACCATAGAATATATTATTATCTGCATCCCAAGTATAACCTATACCTGCATAGTTTCCTCTAAATGCTTTAGAATTATCACCTGAGTTATGAGTGCCATTAGATGTATTGTAAGATGTTTGAATCCACATTGCAGCTGTCCAATGATTATGTCGTTCTAAATATTGTTGTCCTACTGTTTCATCTTCAACATCATCAGCATTAAGCATATCTTTATTGTCTAAAGTTAATACTTGAATAACTTTTGAGTTTAATCCTATTTTTGCAAAGTGTGCCATAATATTTTCCTTATATATTAATTTTAAATTTGTGTGAATACATTAATTATTGAAATTTGTATCTTATGATTACTATTCCTGAACCACCAGCACCAGTGTCTGATCCTCCACCACCGCCAGTATTTGCAGTTCCAGCAGTATTATAACCACCACCTCCATCTGAAGCGGTTGAAGGTCCTGGCTGTGGGACTGTACCACATTCTGGTCCACCACCACCACCACCTGCTCTCCCAGTTGGAGTTGCATTAATTGAACTTGTACCACCTGCACCGCCAACTCTTATAGCACCTGCTACGGTTGCACCACCACCTGCTCCAGCCCATTGAGGGGATGTAACAGTTACTCCAGCAGTTCCTTGAACTGGACTTACTGGAGGTGTATTTCCTGCTCCACCTGCTCTACCAGGAGTAGCTCCAGTACATGGACCTTGACCTCCTCCACCTGAACCACCAGCAACTCCCACATTACCTGCTCCTGCTCCAGCTCCGCCTCCTGCTGATGTAATACTTGAAAAAACTGAATTAGCCCCTGAAGCTCCTTGATTACTACCTGGACTTGATGCTGCTGCTCCGCCTCCACCAATGGTTATCGGATAACCTGTAGCTGAAACTGGTAAAGCAACAGCTGGAGATGCTCCTCTTGGAGAAACTGTATAAGATCCAGACGCTGTACCTGGAGATTCTCTATAACCTCCTCCACCGCCTCCACCACCATAACTGTTTCCACCGCCTCCTCCACCTGCTACTACTAAATAATCTACTGTGTTTGATCCTGCGGCATTACCAGCAGAACAAACGGTAAAAGTTCCAGAACCTGTAAATGTATGAACTTTGTAATTTGTACAAACAGTTGTTATTGTACCACCTGTTGCTGTAATAAAAGCTGCTTGAGAACCTACATCATTATTTCCATCATTAACAACTAACCAACCTTTTGTTGCATCAGCATAAACTAAAGTTAATGATTCACCTTCTGTGTTAACAACTAAATCTATAGTTGAACCATTAATTTTTTCTGAACCATTAGAATTAATTGTTAGAGCATTACTATCAAAAGTATTTGCATAATCTCTAAAAGCAGCAATCGCTCCAGCAGAACCTGCTGGTAAGTTAGCTGTTACAGCACCACCAGATGTATTTACAAAATAACCTTCTCCATCTACTACAGTGACAGTAGATGTTTTAATTGATGTTTGCCAGTCTACTGTTCCTTCTCTACCTGTAGATGCAGTTTGCCAACTTATATCTGTTCCGTCTGATTTTAATACTGTGTTAGCACTACCTTTAGTTAAAACTGTTGTAACTGCACTAGCGTTACCATATAAAATACTTCCTCTACTTAGTGCATCTAATTTATTTAATTCTGTTGCTGTAGAAGTTACTGCTACATCTTCATTTATTTTTGGTGATGTTAAAGTTTTGTTTGTTAGGGTTTGAACTCCATCTGTGGTAACATCTCCAGAGCCATCTGCTCCAGAGTATTCAAAATGTACTCCAACACCATCTGTATTTGAAAATGTACCAGAACTAACGACATGAGTTACTGGAACTTTAGTATAACCAGAAGCATTAGTTGTAGCTCCTGTTACTTTGAAAGTTGCGTAAGTAGATGCTGTTCCTTCTTTAGTAATTGTAACTATACCTTTTGCTACCGCATTAGAAACATCATCCCATGATTGAACATAACCTGATATAGTTGCCGAAGCATCATCTACATCATCTACATATAAAATAGAAACACTAGAAAGTGTGCCATGATTAAAAGCTATTTTTCCTGCACCTGGATCAGCATCACTTGTTGCCGAACTCCAAGTCATTGAAAGTTGTGAGTTTGTACCTGATGCTCCTGTTGAGCCAGTAGAACCTGTACTTCCAGTTGAGCCTGTTGATCCTGTGTCTCCTTTTAATCCTGTTCTAGTATAATGAACTGATAATTCATCAGCTGCACTAAAAGTATTATTAGAAGCTAAATGAACTACTGTAATTTTATTATAACCTGAAGCATCTGTAACAGCTGCTGTAATTTTAAATCTTGCGTAAGTTTGACTATCGTTAATATCTACAATGTGTAAGAAACCTTTAATGGTAGAAGTTGATCCACCCCATGTTTGAACATCTGTTTCGGTACTACCACCATTAGCATCTGCATCATCAATAAATATTGAAGTTACACTTGCATATGTTGCATGATTAAATCTTAAATCTCCAGCTCCAGGGTCTGCGTCTGTTGTGCTAGTATCAAATTTATAATAATAACCTGGTATTGCACCATCTTCACCACTAGCTGAAAATGCTACCCAGCATTTATCATTTAAAGTAAATGTACCTGCACTATCAATATAAACTAAAGTAACTTTTGTGTAGCCAGTAGCATCTGTAACTGCACCGGTAACTTTAAATACCATCCAAGTATCTAATGATTGTGCTTTTGTAATTCTTATTCTTCCTCTATTGGTATCGTTGCCTGTTACATCATCCCATGATTGTACCCATGCTGAAATGTCTGTGCCATTGTATTCTAAGTCATCAAAATAACCTATTGTTGCACTAGCAATCGTAGCATTATTTAATCTAAAAAATCCTGCTCCTGGATCTGCGTCAGCAGTAGTTGTTGAATATTGAAACATTGCACTATCTCCACCTGAGGGTAGAAAGTCTGCAACTGTTGTTAATACATTTCCTGTACTGTCAAATCCTAATGCTTTAGATGCTCTTGTTGCTGCATCATCTGTAAATTCTGGTGTTGTGATTGAGTTGGTAGTAGATACTTTAAATGATCTATTCAACGCTTCTTGCATTTGTTGTGTAGTCATGGCTGCACGATCCAAACCCTCTTCATGGCTCTCCGCAGGGAATGGATCATTAGCAATATAATCTATTGCTTGTGTTTGCGGGACTTCTCTAATCATCACTACAGTTTCTGTAGCTGTTGGGATATTTCCTGTTGTGAAGGTTATTGAGCCACCAC